AGCGAGACGCAGAATAAGGCAGGAATGTGTTCGGAAGATGAACGGGCGTTCATATTGCATACACGGATATATTCGACGTGTAGCATAAACGCAGGAGCTACTAGGGGCGGCGTACAATCGTCACTGCGTTTCCGCCGTGCAATGCCTATAGCCGCCCCGTTCGCTATGTCAGCTTTGCCGGTCACTCATCCTGTGAATGGGGCAACTGCGCTGCCAGTTACGCTATCGGCTGACAATTCTGTATAGACTAGTTAGAGGGAGGGGTCAAGTCTCTCTCATCTTTTCTTTTAGAATTTCTTTAGCAAAAGTTTTCTCAATAGGTGTTTCATAAATGCAAAGATAAATGTTCATGGCCGGATGCGATTGCGACAATCCATCATGAATAGCCGGAAGATTATTCGCGCGAAGCAAACGGTTAAGCTCCCTCACAGCCTCAATCTTTTCGTTTTCCGTCTCAAAGAAAAGCGAACAACGTGGCGCGTTTTGTTTCATTTCTCGTCTCCCTGTTCGATAACCCACAATACAAAAACACCTCCCTAGCTGTCAACTAGGAAGGCGCATTATTTACAAATAAATTCGCGGTTCAAATCGACCAGCGGTTACCGTAAGCGAAGCAAACGGAACCCCGTAAACGCCGCTAGGATGCTTATATTTCCACACTCGCAACTCAATGCGCTTAAGCTCAATCGCCCGAATAATCCAAGCTATAGCTTTTGAAGGAAGCATTAAACCAACGCCTTTTTATATTCCCGTTCCTTACCAGCCCTAGCTGCTTCGGCCTCTTCTTTTGTCCGATACCCGCGAATAAATTTTGGCGTACCGTTTTTACTCACGCGGCGAAGGTTCCAGCGGCTAGAACCGGGGCTTTGATATATTTCGTATGTCACGCCTTTATTCATATCAATTCCACAGCGTTAAAATCTACGGGGTAGCTGGAATGATTTTCCGGGTTCCATCCAGTCAAATCAAAAGCACGCCGCCACATATTTTCCAACGGCATAATACCGGGCTTAGGCACCGTCACCCCTAACGGTAACAGCGACACTGACCGCGCGAGGTTTGCTTTATGTTCGGCCCAGGTTTTCATTCGCTATCCTTACACCTACGAATTATCGCGTCGAAAACTAAAAGTACGATACATATAGTTTGCGAAATATCAATGTCTGTCACAATCTAAACCTCTCCCTCTCATTATGTTCCGTATTATGCACGTCCCTCAAGTGCCTCTTAATCCCGCGTTCAGTCGCAAACTTTGGGGCATCTTCCTCATACCCCAAAGCCGCCACACACCGTTTGCAGACAATATAAAATCGCTCAAACTTTCGTTGCATGAATTCAGATTGATGCGTCATTGGGAATTCCGATAACAACGCGGCATCCGTTAGCAAGGGATACTCCCCACGACGCGCGAACATCACTCATAAGCCCCTCAACTTGTCTGTAATAATCTTCCGTATGGACGCGTTCAAAATCTCTTTCCACGCTTTGAATAACAACCCCATTAGCCCCGTGCAGCGAGGCGACTATCCGGCGTGTCATTAGACGGTTCCCATGGGTTCAAAGTTAGCGAGAAAATAAGCGCGAGCAACAAGCCACTGATCTTTGTGGTTGGCCGGATTGCGCGCAATCATATCGCCCGCTTTTGGGCTTCCCGCCTTAGCATCTTCCGAACTAACACTAACATCATCCAGTCGCTCGCCCATAATATACGGGCGCATTTCTGCGATTTGGGTTCTACGATATTGGCTAAACATTATGCAGGTTCCTTATCCATCTACAGGCTTGAAATCGCCTTCAATCGTTGTACCAGATTTTCCTCGTTCCACAAGAATTATTTTCGATTTTCCGACCATATAAATCAGATCGTCCAGCCGCCACAAAATCGCGCATCCCAAAATAAAAAATATGAGTGCGATTGTGTGAAATTCTCGGCTCACTTTTTATACTTCTTATACAGGTAATATCCAGCGCCAGCGAGAGCGGCGATGATTAGCAGGATGCCAGCGGGTTTTAGAGCGCCACCGGAACCCGAACTGGACCCTCCGAAAGTGAAGCTAGGAAGGTTCAATCCAACGCCTCCAATACTGGCGAAGGGTGACCAGCCAAGGCTAGGCGTCGCGATGTCTGCGCCGTCAACGTCTGTATTTTCGCCCGGCCAAACTTGCGGTCCATCGTCGCTTTTAGCGACGTTACCATTATTGTCGTCGTTAGCAGTTCCTCCACCGCCACCACTACCGGGATTATCTGGCGTATTTACGTCGTTTATAGTGTCCATTTCGCTAAAAGGCATTAGCCAGTTCTCCGAATATTGCGCGTAATAAAATCAACATCGCCGTTAAGTTTGAACTTCGGCACCGGACTAGCGTACTCTACAACTTCGCCCTTAGCAACGCGCTCAATTTCGGATGCTGTAAGCTTTACGCCCTTTGAAGCCTTCTTAACTTCCTCGCCGTCTTTGAATATAGCGTAAAGTTTTTTTCCAGCTATACAGACGGTATCCCCTTCCGCTTCAATATCCCAAGCGCCAAGCTCTTTGGGATGAATATTGATTGTGTCAGACGGCGCTAAATCCTCACAGATAATACTATCAGTATCACAATATATAGGGCGACGGGCAGCCCGAATACCGCGAAGTAAGTCAGCGCGGGCCGCGCTTGTAATGCTCGCCGCCGTGGCGACGTTAAAGAAGGATGAGCCCCGAAGTTTTTGCGGCTGTGCATATATGTGCTTTCCGTCTCGCGTTGTGTGTAAATACCAACCGTGGGGACTATGGGAACCGCTATCACAAGCAACGCACGGTTCCCGGTTTTCGTGCTTTCTTATCCTATCGTGACACGGCTCACAAAATACAGGTGTCGGAATAGTATCGGGGTCGAACACCCAATTTTCATATTTGCGCGGGTCTTGAGCAAACTTACCATACGGCGAATTTAGATTGAGCTTTTCAAGAATAACGCCCGCCGCATCTTCAAGCGTTCTGCACTCGTCTCGTTTTGTGTATCCATCGTCAACGAACGGCGCAAAATCCGCTTCCGTCTCAAAGTATATAGAGTAATAGGTGTGCAGAATTTTAAGTGTACCAGTTTCTAAACCGGCGCGTATTTCGTGAATACAAGCAAAGAAATCATAAGTACCGATAGGGAAATCTAGCCCCTTATCCTCCTTACGTATCGGCAATGCGCCAAGCGACCACGCGCGTATTTTAGCAAAGTGCGTTCGCGCTGTAATTTTAGGTTCGTATTTCGGCGTGTCACTTATCGGGTGTTTGTAGCGTTTCATTACGTTGGGGTACGAACTATTAATGTCGTACACCTTGAAGCTACCTGTAAGAATACCAGTCGCGAAACACTGATTACGCCCACCGAAATAGAAGGGTCTAAGCTCGGTGTCCAAGTGCTCCGGAAGTGTTTCAAAACCCTGATAAGAGCGGAGCTTATTCAACGATGCGGACGCCATAGTCAGGCGGTCCCCAAATCGTTCGTACCAGCGAATAACTAGCTCCCCTAGGGAGGTACAGTCGCGCTTTTGGTAGTGCAGTATTTCGACTTTGAAAAACTCTCTAACCGGCATTTCCTTACGAGTTGCCAGACAAGTAACGGGCCAGGTTTGCATTTTGTCATAGTCAAATTTTATTTTATCGTATGCCGCAAGCGGTATCGGCATCATAGCATAGCTATCGCGAAACTCTTGACCGCCCGCCATGACGCGCACAAGTCGCCCGTTTATTATGAACGGCTTGTGTCCCGCGTCGAAATACTCAGTTATAAAATAGGCGTCAAAGTTGCCAAAATTGTGCGCCAATATAAGCAACTCTTCTTCGGCATAATTTGCCGCTAGAAAATCGAAGAATTGCTTACAGCAATCATCGCCCCAAAAATCATAATATTCGCCGGTGTCGGGAAAATGGAGAGCACACGTAAACGGTTTGACGATTAGGTTATGGTCGAAAGGGTCCGTTTCCGTGTCCCATATGGCGACGCGTTTCTTGACTGGTCTATAGACGTAAGGAACCGGCTCTATTGGTATAGTAAGCGGAACCCGACGCGGTGCAGCGCGGCGGATAATTTGCATTACTTGGGCTTCCTTTTCTCATATGACGCCGCCGCTCTAGCGCGAGCTTTGGCTTTATACTCTTCATAACCCTTAGGGTCAGCGGCGCGTTTCTCGCGTTGCGCTTGGGCTTTCGCGGCCATTCTGGCGCGAATACGCTTCGCCCTGTTTTCATCCATTTCGTTTAGTTTATCGGCTAGTGATCGGCGCTGATATGATCGTCCTTCACCTCTGGCGCGAGCGGCTTTCTTTTCTTTGTCGCGAACAGTACGCCCACGAATATTATAACTAATGTCATTAGGGTGCAGACGGAATATTGAAAGATTATCAAATTCATCCTGCAAATCCTCCGCTTTTAGCGAACCGTTCGGGGCAAATATAGATTTATAGTGTTTCAAATATTCTAGCAAGTCCGCGCTATCGCGAAACGCCCGATAACTTTCAGCGCCGAAGAATTTAAACGCGAATTGTTCGTGCGGCATTTTAAAAGTATCAATGCCGGTTTCCAACTGCTCAACTAGAGCATACATATCCATTACAGTATGGGGGAGAATAACCTCTTCCATAAACCCGCCTTTAACGGGTTTTATACCTGTAACAATACCGCTTGTGAGACGCTTTTTAAATTCAGTATTACGCGGTCCAATAATTCGATTATTTGCCACTTGATACCCGCGCTCTTTCGCGGCTTGAAGCGTCTTTTTATCGACCCTAACGCCAATGTAATCTAACGCGGTGACGTGCTGGAATTGTCTAACCTTAGCCAACACTCCCCGGCTAACGTATTTGCCACTATGCAACTTAACTTGCTTAGATAAAATACCGGCTTTCTTAAGTAGTTTTGCGGCTTCTATTACGGATTTATCCCGTTGCGAGGCGCTAATTCTTGCTTTATGCTTCGCCATACTTGCCCCATTCTGTGCAGGTTAAGGGGTAAGGGGAACGCGCAAGCGTTCCGGCGCGGGGGCAAAAACCCTCGCGCCAACCTGACAAGATTTGAAAATTATTTGGCATTTGAACCCCGCTCGACCCGTCAAGCGTACTGTAAAGCTTCATCTTTTGCAAGCCCAGTTCCAGCTTGGCTGTACTTTCTTTTCACGAATATAAGGGCTTATAATGGCCGACCCTATTACAATTAACGCCCTACAGCAGACGGGCCGACTTACAGAACTAGACCCCAAAACCGGCAAAGTATTCAGCAGTCTTAACCTAGATTTTGACGCCGCCGCGAATTATGTAATTGACTTTTCTACTCAATCACAAGGTCAAGTATTTGGCGCTTGTAAGTGTATGTTCCTCGACAATAGCTCTAACCCAAACACGGTTGAGGTTTTGGTACAAGGAACGGACCAATTCTTTATTGTTCCGGCAAATTCGGTAGGATTTTACCAAATCGACGCTACACCCGCGTCGCGTATTTCAATTATTACAGATGGCGGCGCTACGGATAAAGCTACGGCTACGTTTTATAACTGGGAACGTGCCCCTGTAGTTTGGTATAGCTTTGGCCCATTTAACTCCAACATTCCCGTAATGACTTACGGCGCTATGGCGGAAGGTTCCGACGTAGCAACCGACCCGTATAACAAGCCACTGTTTATTGGTGGCATCGACCGGGCAACTGGCGAATTCAGGGGCGTCGCAGTTGACGCAGACGGAAGGCTAGATTTTTCGTCGTCTATTACTATTGGCGCTGTCACTATCGCTAATGGCGCGGACGTTACGCAGGGAGCAATTGCGGACGCGGCTAATATTGACCCCGCGACTTCGGGAACTATTGTCGCGTTTACTAAGGGTATTCTTAACAGAATAATTGCGCTTCTAGCAAAAGTTGGCGGTGGCTCTACTGGTACGGTCACTAGCGTCGCTTCGGCGATTACGGACACAACTATTTTGGCGGCCAACGCCAATAGAAAAGGCGCGACGATTTACAATAATAGCACTTCTATTTTGTATATCGCATTAGCCAACGTTGACGCTACTTTGTCGTGGTCTGTTATTCTTTTCCCCGGCGGAATTCTGTCGGTTTCTAATAACGATTATACTGGCGCTATTAAAGGTGTTTGGGCGACCGTTGACGGCACAGCCCAAGTTACGGAGTTTACATAATGGTCGACGTTACTAATCCGCCCGGCGCGGTTTTTACTGCCACAAATATTACAAACGCTAATGGGGGAGACGTTCAAGAATTTATTGACGCCCCCTATATTGATATTGACGCGGCTAACGGTTTTCCTATTCGTCAGGCAGATGGAACAGTCGTTCAAAAGTTTGACACTCGCGACGCCTACGCGAGCGTAGGAACAGCGACCCTTGGCGCGCCCCGTATTTTCTACGGTACTAATGCGCCTAGCGGCGATGATAGCGCGATCTGTGTCGGTCGTGGTTTAGTCGGCGCTCTTTTGTTCTCTCACGCGTTTAGAGATGAAAGCACGTTCCTTTCTACAGGGGATAGCGCCTATACCGCTTTTGACGCACGACACACTTACCTTAGTAATGGTGGTTTAAAATATAATCACGGTTACGGCGGTCAAGCATCGCACGAAATGGCCGCCGCGAACGGTATGGATTTGTTTGCGGGTTTCGTAACCAATATGCGCGTTAGCGCGGGTACAGTTGATCGCCTTTTTCATTTCCACGTTCAAGGCGTAACTATTAGCGGAACGGGCGCGGTTACTCAACACGTCGGTTTCTATTGTGGCCCTCTATCGGGCGGCGCTGGCGTCAACTTCGGTATTTATGTTGAAAATAATCCCTGTTTCTTTGGTGATTACGTTCAACTTAACGGTGACGACGTTATAGGTTTCCGCCAAGTAAAGGGCGGGAGCGGTAACTTTAACGGCGGTCTTACCGAATTTGTCGCGTCTGGCGGCATCGTTATTTCCGGCAATGGGGGCGGTTCCGATTATGCGGTTATTCGTTCTTATTTGAACGCTGGCGGCGCAACTAAGGGCCTCGCTCTAAACCCGACTGGTGGCCAAGTTATTATCGGCTCGCCGACCCCCATTAACGGTGGCGCTCTTGAAGTTGTAGGCGACATTAAGGCTTCAACTAAAATCGCAGCAGTACAGGGCCTAGGTGTTGGCAATAGCGCCAACGCTACCACTCCCGGAACGGTAACTAAAAAGATTGAAATTTTCGACGTTGCCGGGGCCTCACTTGGCTTTATTGCCGTGTATGATGCGATTACCTAATAAAGAAAGAACCTGCACAAATGAACGCTATGGAACAAATGGCTCTTTCGGTATTGACTAAGTTAATACCGAAGGAAGTCTTAGAGAGATTTACTAGAGAAAACGTTGACGCGGTTGTAAATTCCGCGCGCGACTTCAAGTTAACGCTAGAACAAAATCTGCAATCAATAGCCGATGAACAGGCGGCTCAACGGGCTATGTTAGAGGAATTGCTGCAAAATGACGGACGTAACAGTAAACGTCAGCCCGGAAGGCGAACCCCTGTCGTCGGCGCTGATACCGGAAATGACGACGGAAAATGATGTAGCTATAGCAGCTATTCAGGCGCAAACGGCTATTGAGATTAACAACGCGAACAATGAAACGGCGGTAGAACTCGCCGAAATTCACGCGGAAACTACTGAAACCCTGCACAACGAAAGTAACGAACAATGGCACTTGAACTCTTTGGAGGACAGAATTCGGGAATTGGAGGCGGAGAACCTTCTATTGAAGGCGACACCCCCTCCTTCCTTCTCCCCGGAAGCGGAAACGACGGAAGCGCTGGAAACGATGGCGGAGGAACTACAGGCGACGGATTTGACGCCAGTATCCATGTCGGAAGAGACAAGCTCAATTCAGACGGAAGTTTCAGAAAGAAGCGAGGACGCAAAGCCGGAAGCGGAGGTAATAATTCCCCTTCTGGAACTCGAACGAAAGCCCAAAATACAGCTAGTGTAGAAGGCCTAACTCGAATTCTGGCAATTCTTCATGTCGGTCTAGCGGCGGCGACTAAAACGCCGGAACTGGTGCTAGAAGATGGCGAGGCGGAAAACCTGGCCAAAGCCACGGCGACTGTATTGACGGAATTCGACATTAGACCCGACCCGAAAGTAGAAGCGGTAATCGGCCTAGTGACGGCGGCGGGACTGATTTACGGGCCGCGCATTTACTTGATTACGGAACGTAAAAAAGAAGAGGCGCTAGAGCGTCAAAGGGAACAACGCTAATGCAAAATGAGGGTGCGGTTCGCGGTCCTACAGAACAGCAACGTACCCTCATTTTGGGGCGTACAGGTTCCGGCAAATCGCAATTTGCTATTGCCCTACTGTCAACGCAAAATTGGCACGAAATGCCGTGGGTAATCGTTGACTATAAAGGCGAAGATTTAATTGAAGAAATACTAGAAGCTAACCCCGGCAAAATTAAAAGTATTAAGGTTACGGACAACCCGCCAACTAAACCGGGTCTATACTACATGAGGCCGACGCCGAAAGTAGATGACGACGCTATGGAGGCGTTTCTCTGGAAAGTTTGGAAAAAGGGGCACCTTGGGCTTTTCTTTGACGAGGGATACATGGTCCCCGAAAAAGACGCTTTCGACGTTATTATGACACAAGGACGGACGCTTTATATTCCGGTTATTTGTCTTTATCAGCGGCCCGCGTGGATGAGTAGGTTTGCCGTTGCACAATCTGATTTTAGGGCAGTATTCGCGCTAGATGATGAGCGAGACGAAAAAACCGCTTCACAGTTTGTAAAGCCCGCTAAATCTGAAACAGGAGAGTTAATTACAGTAAAAACGGAGCTTCCCCCCTATTGGTGCTTGTGGTACGATGTTGGCCTAGGCAAATCGTCTGTGCTTCGCCCTGCACCGGATAAACAAACGATACTAGGCAATTTCAAGAGACGACTAGGCTCGTCTAAGAAACAAAGGGCAATAGTTTAATGGACGCCGTTATCCTCACTTGGCGTTGGCAAAACCTTCTGACCATTTGGATTATGTTTGCAATTCTGGCGCTGCTAGTCACGCTCGGGTCGCAGATTATGATGCGGAAGGCGGGAAAGGCTGCGTCTGATGCAGCTAGCTAACCTCGGACCTAATCTCGCTATTCTGAAAAGCCCAAGTAATTGGTTTTTCGTTGCTTTCGCTATGGCGCTTATGGCGCTTATTTTTCACGTATTCGCTAACAGGAATTCAAACTAATGGTTAATAAATCCGGTGCACTAAACAACACGGGTATGACCCCGGAACAACAATCCGCTCAAGCTAACGCCGTCGCTCGTCAAAATATTATTATGAATGGCGTCGAGCGAATGCAGCAAATTTACAGCGCGGGTATTAACCCGGCTAACCAAACTATTGTTAATATTGTTCCGCAAAACGTCGGCCTTATTCGTGGCTTTCTTGTCAAGGTTCAAGGCACGATTAGTAACGGCGGCGCTGGTACGTTGACCCGTACTCAATTCGGCGCATCTAACGTGCTGCGTAACATTGGCTTTACCGATACCAATAACCAAGTTCGCCACGCTACCCAGGGTTGGCATCTCGGCCTTGTAAATAGTGCTAAGCAACCGCTTGTTTTTGGGGCCGCTTATGCTCCAAACGTTCCGGTCAACTACGGGAATAACTTCGACGTTCAAACCGCTGCAACTACTATTGCGACGACTGCTGACGGTGCGGTTCAGTTTTATTATTACGTCCCGCTTTCGTATGGAAAATACGACTTGCGAGGCGCTATGTATGCTGGCGTTGTTAACGCCGTTGCTCAACTGTCGCTGGAGATTAACCCGACCCCTTGTGTAAATGCTGGCGTTGACGCGACGCTTGCCGTTTACTCGGGAACTACCGCCTCTGGATGGAAAGCAGCGACGAACGTTACTATTACCGTTTGGCAAGATTATATTGACCAGCTTCCTATGTCGGGCGGTCAGCCTGTTTTGCCGCAACAGGATATGCAAACGCTTTACCAACTGAATACGACTTCTCTGACTGGTATGGTCGCCGCTCAAGATTTCGGTATTCCGTTTGCTAACTTCCGCAACTTCCTTTCGACTGTCGTGGTTTATGACAACGCTGGCGTACTTAACGCGGGCACCGACATTAATTACTTCGCGCTTCAAACGGCGAACTCTTCTAATATTTGGAAGTACGGGCCAGAGGAAGCGGCCCTGTTTGCGCGTACAACGTTCATGGCGGACCCTCCGCTTGGAACTTACTATTTCGACAGCCGTGGCAAACCTATTTCCACTCAACAGTGGGGTAACACTCAAATTACTGTTAATCCGTCCGCTGTAACCGCTGGCGCTCAATTCCTTGTTGCTTACGAATACTTCTCGCAGGCTTCGCAAGTCGTGTTCTCCGGTTCGCTCCCCTCGGGCGGCTAATCCTAACACTAACAGGGAGGGTCCGTTGTGGCCCTCCCGCTTTAGGATTTACTGGAAATGTTTTGGGATAATCTTAGCAGCAACCTTACAAAGCCTTTGCGCGAAGAAACGTCTATTGGTGATTTGGTTCTTTGGACCGTTCTAATCGCCATTGTTGCTTTCGCTTTGTTTGACACCCTGCGAATTTTGAAATCTTGGATTGCTTCGGCATAAGGAAAATTAAATATGCGTATTCTTGGCGTTTCTCTCGGGACTATTATTCTTATTGTAATCGTCGCCGTAGTTGTTCGCAAATTTGGAAATTCCATTCCACTACTTAACAGCGTCGGTTAGGAATAGTCGTGCGCCAGTCAACTATTATTTTTGGTACACTGTTGCTAGCCTTCATCGTTTATATAACGATGCGCGGACAACTTCCCGCGTACATGGCCCTATTTTCCTCAAAGTAATAAAGGGCTGGCGTATGCCTATCTTTTTTCTAATTGTCGGCATTTTACTTATTGTAGTTGCCGTAAACGACAAAATACCGGAACTGGCAAATCTTGTTAAAGAAGATTTTAAACCGTCCGGTAGTCAACCGGCCTTCCCTGTTTGGATTGTCGCAATATTTGTTATCGGCTCGCTTGGCTATATTAAAGCCTTCAAGCCTGTCGCTAACGCTTTTCTGGTCCTGATCGTAATTAGTATGTTGCTAAGTAACGGCGGGTTTTTCAGTCAATTTACTAGAGCCGTAGAGGGCAGGTAATGAACAACGCACTAGGGCAAATTGTGACCGTTATTACTGCTATTATCGGCGTCGCCATTTTGGCAACGTTGGTTAGTAAGAACGCGCAAACGCCGCAAGTAATTAAATCCGCCGCCGACGGTGTTAGCTCGATGATTAGAGCAGCTACCGGCCCCGTTTCTGGTGGCTTGTCGAGTTACCCCGTTTAAGGAAAATATAATGTTCGGTATTCGCTTCAAGAAGAGGCCGGAAATTGACGAACAAAATACCGGGCGGCTCGCGTTTGAGCGACCGCAAGGTTTGTTCCTTGTTCCGTTCTCGGGCGGGGCCGGTATTATTCCTCTAGGACAACTTAACGCGTGTAACCCGGCTGGTGTTATGGTCGGGCCAACGCATCGCCTAGAAAACGGATTTGTCACCGGGAATATTAGCGGTTCAATGGACCTTTCCCCACTTTCGCAGCAGGAGGTTTCCTTGGGAACCCTCGCCTCTATTTAGGGTGTAAGATGGATATTCTAGCCTATCCAAAACAACACCCTTGGATTACCGGGATTGTGGTAGTCGTCGGGGGCATTGTTTTTATCAGTATTTCGGGAGTTTTTAGCGGCTCTGGCTCGGGCGGTTCCGGCGGTGGCGGCGATAGCAATAGAATGAGCGACGCGGAAATCGCCGCTCAAGCTCAGGTGGCCGCCGCCACAATCGCCGCCCAGGGGCAGGCGGCCCAAGCCGGGGCCGCTCTACAGGCGGCGCAAATTGGCGCGGGCGTTCAGATGAATTCTGACAACCTGTCGTCTCAAGTCGCAATGCGCTCTCTCGACGTAAATCGCGAACTTGGGCTCTCTGAAATTGAGGCCGGAAGGCAAACAAATTTAGCGAGTATTAACGCGCAAGTTGAAGGGCTCAGAATTCAAACTCAAGGCCAAGTGGAAACTAATAGAATTATTTCACAGGGCAACGCGAGCGCTGCTCGCTCTCAAAGTCGGTCTAGCACGATAAGTTCAATCGCCAGTATTGCGGCTGGAGCTTTTGCGTTCTTCTCTGACGAGCGACTTAAAGAAAACGTTCGCAGAATTGGAACAACCGAAGCCGGTTACGGCATTTACGAATTCAACTACAAAGGCAATCCGCGCCGTTATAGGGGCGTTATTGCTCAAGAAGTCAGACAATATCGCCCTGATTTGGTAATTGAGGACAAACGTTCCGGTCACTTGAAAGTATTGCCGCAAGCTATGGCGGCTTAAATGGCCGAATATACAGACTATCAAAAGGCGTTTTACGATAGAGTGTGGGGACCTATTCAGGAGGTCGCTAGGCGTATCGGTGTAGATGCTAGAATTATATTTGCTCAGGCCGCGTTAGAAAGTAATTGGGGGCGTAGCGAACTAAGTCGAAGCGGTAACAATTACTTTGGTATTAAAGCGGTCGGTGACGAACCGTATATTATTCGTCGCACCCGCGAAGTTATTAACGGTGTTTCGACATACGTTAGGGCCAAATTTGTTCAATACTCTAGCCCGCTAGAAAGTATTGAAGGATATGGCGCGTTTATTCAACGTAACCCGCGCTATCGCTCTTTTATTGGAGCGACTGGTCTTGACGACGAACTAGCTGCTCTACAGCGGAGTGGTTACGCGACGGACCCGCAATACTCTAATAAACTTCGCTCGGTTATAAACAATATGCCAAGCGGAGGCGATATGCCAAATTTTAGCGAAGGGTCGGGAGCGACTACGCCCGACCCTTTTAATAGAGTTTGGGATAATTTAGTCGTTCAAATTCCCGGCCTAGCTCCGCTTAGGGGTTTAGGTGGGGCGGCTCAAAACGCTGGAGAAACCGTTCAAGGTGTCGCCAGCGGTTTCGATTGGATTAAAAATCTCTTTACTGTTGATACCGCTGTAAAGGTCATTTCTGTCGTCGTCGGTATCGCGTTGGTGGTTATCGCTATCAGCGTTCTAATGAAATCGGACGTAATGTCCGCTCAACCCGCATAAGGTTTAAATATGTCTAAATTCTCTAGCTTCCTGCGTCGCCACGCTGGCGAGATTAACGGGCTCGGTTCCGCTCTACTTACCCTCGCCGTTGGTGTCGCTCTCCCGCCTGCCGAACGTCGCAAGGTTGAGGACGCCGCTAACGCTCTTACGGATGGCGCGGCTAACATTCTTGAAGGTATTAACAAAGTCAAAGAGCTTGGCTCCCCGACCAACACTCAAGTTAAAAACGCGCTTGCCGAAATTCTTCCCGATCTTTTGGGTGGCATGGTTGAGGCAGAAGTACGCAAGCGCCTTGAAGCCAAAGACACCCCGGCTAACTAATGCAACTGTCGCCGCATTTTTCACTAGCTGAACTTACGGTGACAAATACCGGCCTTCCGAACGTCCCTAGTGGCGTTCGGAAGGACCGACTTTATTTGCTCGCCGATCGAATGGAAAAAGTGCGGTCCATTCTTGGCGATAGCCCGATTAAAATAACGTCGGGATATCGTTCGCCAGCGGTTAACAAAAGGGTTGGGGGCGTTGCAAATTCTGACCATATGTCCGGGCACGTTTGCGATTTTCAAGCTCCAGGATTTGGAACGCCGTATGAAATTTGCAAAGAAATTATTTTAAGTGGTCTAAAGTTTGACCAGCTAATTTGTGAGAAAGGCGTTTGGGTGCATATCAGTTTTGCGCCGCGTATGCGCCAGCAAGTGCTAACGCTACCTGTAAATAGTAAAAAATATCTGTCAGGATTGCACAAATAAGATGGCGCTAAATGAGGAACGAAAACCGGCTAGGGGCGTTACAGTTACGGGGCTTCACAGGCGCGTTCGCGTTTTGGAGCGAGATATGAGAAGCGTTTCAGGTAGAGTTAAAACGCTAGAAGATAATCTAGAAATTATCCAACAGCTTCCAGAACTGCTCTCTAAAATTAAAAAATATGTCAAAATATGGGGGCCGATCATCGCGACGGCGGCTCTTACCAGTGGCGTCGTTAAAGGTCCGATTGCGGACTTTCTGGCGACAATTATGCGGACGATTGGAGCTAGCTAGAACGGGGCGTGAACAATACTAGAACGTTTTCAAACTCTGACTTTTTGATACCGTGACAGCCTAGAGGCGACTTTGCGCTGTACGGGGCTTAAATCGGAGTTTCTGACGATTGTTATTTAGACATAGAAAAACGCCCCGGTGATTGCTCACCGGGGCGTTTCGTTTGGGCTAAGGTTAGGTTATTTCGGCATTGGAGGAAGTTTTTTGGCGAAGGACGCGAGCGGGTCGGGGGCGCTGGCATCTTCCGTCAGGTCGGCGAAACCGAGATTATAGCTCTCGCCCTTTGGCTCCGGTTCTGCCCAAATATCATAAGCGAAGCGAATGTCGCTATCAGGATTTTGTTCGATTGCAACAAGAATTTTTTCTTGAAGCCCTCGCGGCAGATAAAGAACCGAAGATTTGCTTTCTTCGCCCGTAGTCATATCCACGCCGCGAAAATCTCCAAGGATAGTTTCGCTATCGCCGTATTTGGCGGAACGCTTGTGTTTAACGTCCGTTGCAACGCCGTAAATGCGGGCGAGGTTGACGCGCTCACTTGTTCCGGCTACCGCCGCGAGAGCGGAACCGCAAATAGTGGAAAGGCTCATAGCCAAAAGATTTTTCATAGCAGGTTCTTTCTGTTAGTTAAAATACCCCGCTTAAGGTGCGGGGCGAACCTATCCCGTGGGATTATTGAGCGGAAGTTTCAGACGGTTGTTCCACGGCTTCGACAGCAGCGGCAAGGCTGAACCCGCCTTTAGCCGAAGATGCTGCGGACGGCGAAAACCTGCCTTGCAGCGTCATAACCTCTTTTTCAAGTGCCTTAAGAATGGCCGTCGTTTGAGCTTCAGTATAATCATAAGTAGCCCGGTTCGAAAGGCCGCCAATCGAAGCGATAGCGGTAAGGGCTTTCTCGGTACGGGCTTCGGCAAGTCGGACAAAGTTTGCGGCCTTGGCGGCGGCGGCTTCGGCCTTTTTCGCGGCTTTTTGTTCGTCGGTGAGTGTGGTCTTAGCCATGTTAGCAGGTTCCTTAGTTTGCGGCGGGTTTGCCGTCTGACCTTTGTAGCGGTTATTTGTTTAGATGCAAGTGGCCATTGAAGCCGATGGGGATTTTTCTTTGGGGCGTGGCGGGATGCTCTACCCCGTCCAAAAACATAACACTGACCTCTTCGGTTTGAAAAAGTGTTCCCTGTACAGCGTAAGGGCAATCGTGGTCGGCGATGTTAAAGCCGTCCGTCGTCGGGACTGACTTACCGCAACCGCCACACATAAGAGAGGGGGTGTCGGCGTTGAATTGGAAAGCGTCGGACCTAGCCCTAATCTCAGCGTCTCGCATTTTGGCGTTGTGGATTAGATCGTCTAGGCGATGACAACGACGCTTGTAGCGTTCTCCCTGAATAAACATATGACCACCACCAGCGATGGCCGTAAACGTTGCGCCGCCTAGTGTCGTGGCGATTAGAATATCAACTGCGTTCATTGGATATCCCTTGTTATCCGTTGTGGATTTTGTTAGATTTGCACATCACAACGGAGAAAGCAAATCATGTGTGATCGTATCGGTGCGGGCCAGTGGTGCGTTAAGGTGTTTTTGGAAAACGGCGACGGGTCGTTTAGGGAGTTAGGGTCTAGCTACTTTTGGGATAAAGACGCGGCGTCAAGAACTTATAGAAAGCAAGAAAATAAGACGGGTGTTCGCGCTGTATTGTATGACCCAACCGGAAAAAGAGTTAAGGGCTAGCCTTGCGTCGACCCGGTAACCGTGGCATAAGACTTAGGCAACCCCGGATGGCTCGACACCTTCGGATGGCCTCTCGCCCCTCCCCAACCGGCGAGGCCGTGGAACCCGCCCGCTGGCCAACGCCTCGGGCGGGTTTTCGGTTTTAGGGGTTGTGTTGGCGAATAGTTTGTGTATATTTGGGTTTCTGCTGCACAGAAAGGAACTACAATGTTTGCTATTAAAATCGACAACGCGGAATGGCATACAGAGGCGTTTTGGGATTTACCGTCGGCTATGCGGGCGCTTATGGAATTGTGGACTGGGAAGGGGCCTCGTACTTTGCAAGCGATTATGGCTCGCTACCAAGTCGTTAGTTTCACTGTCGATGGGCGGGGAACGGATGAGCCTAAGCCTGTAGTCAATTTGATTTATTTTGATACTCAAGGCTTGACCCCTCCAACTGATTAGGGTACACAGAATATACTGGACTAGGCGTAGCGCGTCCCTAAAGACCTTGGGAGCCGGTATCAGCGAACGGGGCGACGTCATCCTATTAGGCGTTGCGGAAACAACAGGCTAGAGTATGGTAGCCCGCCCCTAGTAGCTCCTGCGTTTATGCTACACGTCGAATATATCCGTGTATGCAATATGAACGCCCGTTCATCTTCCGAACACATTCCTGCCTTATTCTGCGTCTCGCTCTGCGTCTCTTCATGCCTCTTTTCTCTCTTTTTTC